AGATGAGTAAAGCAAGATATTTCAAAAGTGCAGAAAACGTTAGTTTTATAAATCCAATCAAAAGATTTTTGGCAAAGATATTTGGAAAAAAAAGATTAGTAATTAAATGTAAAGATTGCAAACAAATACCTACTGAAGTTATTAGTGGATATTGTTGGGATTGTTTACCTAAAATAAAATAAAGATGAGTAAAGTTGATACAAATGTTAAAGATAAAGACTATCAGATGTTAATGTCTTTCTTAGATGAAAATAATTGTGAAATACTAATTGACCACAAAATGAGAATGGGTCATATGATGACAATTAAAACATCTAATAGTGATATTGCCTGGGATATTATTAGTGACAATTATTTAAACCAAAACAAAGATGAGTAAAGAGCAAGAATATTTCAATATGGAACTAACATTGTTATTACTTAGTTTAGGAATTGAAATATGAAGAAGAGAATAAATAGAGGATGTGAGTGGGAAAGCCCCATTTATAGACAAATAGAAGCAGAAAACCAAAAGAAAAACATTAAACCTGAACTGGTGAAAGATTACAAATCGCAAGCTGCGAGATGGAGAAATGAATCCAGGCATAACGACGGAGAGGATTAATACGACGAGAAGAAATCAAATAAACGCGACGTGGAGAGAAAACACCACCACGTGGAGGAAGACACCCACCCTAACCAACCACACGATTAAACCAATAAGTAATACCATTAACCCCACTCCGATAAGTTATAACATTCAATCGAACAACAACTTAAACCTAAACCTGATTGGATGGAAAACGATATTAACTAACATATACCTTTTTAATAAATCAAAGTTAATAATCAAATGGAGTGGGGTGGTATTACGAGTAAATAAACGTAGAGGTTTATTATTACACCACCCCCATAAATTAATAGCTAGTTGAGTATACGCCTGACAACGTTGATTCGTGTTGGGTTTTCTGTGACTTTAAATAGTGTTAAGTATGGCAAATAATTCATTAAGTGTTGAAGATAAATAACAATGCGTATAACATATGGGGAGTGAAAGTACTGATGGGTGGGTTGAGGTGCGTTCGCGTCACGAATGACGGTTGACAGTTCAACGGATTTTTAGAAGAGAATGAAAATATATACGAAAACATATGAAGAATTAACGAGAATGTGCATAACTCGCGCGAAATGTTCATCACTTTCCGGGACTTGTGTGAAAATTGACGAACCTTTACAAGATTTACCACAAATTACAAAAATTATTACATTGTTCACACCTTGTTCACTCCTCCTCACAACTATTAAGAGAGTTATGAACAACCAATGTGAGGTATTAACATTAAATAAATAAAAAATAATATGACAGAAATTCAAAATTACCTTAAAGAAACAGCAAAAATGGAAGTAATGACACACGAGCGTGAGACGATGATTGGAGAAATGATTCAATCGAATGAGCTCACAATAAGTGAGAAAAAAGCGCTACACGATGAAATAATCAATGGTAATTTACGATTTGTTATTACAATTGCTAAAAAATACCAAGGACAAGGCCTACCATTAATGGATTTGATTAATGAGGGTAACATTGGTATGATTAAAGCATTAGAGTTATTTGATTGGACACGTGGATTAAGATTCATCACGTATGCTGTTTGGTGGATTAAGCAATCAATACTCCAGGCCCTAAACGAAGACACACGTACGATAAGGCTACCAGCAAACATCATCAACGATAAAATCAAACGATGGAAGAGCTCCACGTCGGATGAATTCGCTACCGACGAGGATGAATTCACTCAAACACACACTATATCATATGATGTTGAATATGGTGAGACTGGAGATTTATTAATTAATTCATTTGCTGATAGTAGTGTTTCGGCTCCGGATTCAATATTCGAGGGTGATTCAATGATGATGTCTAAAGTTAAAGACGCATTAATGTTTCTTACCGACCGCGAACGAGAAATTATTGGTTTATTGTTTGGGTTAGGAGGTGATGCTCATACAATTGATGGTGTAGCAGAGCAATATGATTTGTCTCGTGAGCGCATACGTCAAATTAAAGAAAAGGCAATACGTAAGATGCGTAGCATTTGTTCTTAATTACCTTACCACATTATTATTAAATTAAATTAAAATTAAAGTTATGAAAAATATTATTAAACACCCATTGACAATGATTATTATAGGAGGAGCTATTATGGCTGCTGGATTAACAGGTGGATTATTCCTCGTATTGGTAGGAGCAATTGACTTAATAGGCAGAGATTAATTTGCTATCAATTTGTCTATCGCCTACCTCTTTCGTATATTTTGGTATAATAAAGGAAAAATATGAGCACAACAGCAAGAAATTTGATTAAGGAGTTAGGTGATAAGCAGATGGCAAGTGAGAAATTATCATCAACCGAAAATAATGATTGTGTTGTTAGAGCCGTTCAGCACGCCTTTGGAGTTGATTACATTGATGCTCACCACTTTTGTGAGGTGAAATTAATGAGAGAGCCTCAAGATGGTGTTTATACAAGTATGTATTTACCTAAGGTTAAACAAGCGTTTGGATTGAAAATTAAGCAATTAGGGAAGAAAGAATCATATGGTGATTATAGACGTCTTACCCGCCCTCAAAAATCTAAGGTTGAGCGTTGGAGCAATGCCAAACAAAAATTCGTTATGAAGCGTGTGGTAAAGCAAGTACAATATAAGGTAAATGAATTTGTTAAAGCACATAGTGAGGGTAGTTATATTGTTTGTGTTAAGGGACATGCAATGGCTTTAGTGGATGGAAAGATAATTGGTAATTGGAGAGATGATAAGCGCCTAACACGTAAAGTAATATCAGCATATAAAGTTGGATAGGTGAAACCACTTTCGTATATTGAGGTATATTAAAAGGTAAAAAATTAAAGTTATGGATAAGGTTATTAGATTTTTTAAATGTGGTTTAACAGGAGATGAATGTGCAATTATTCTTCGTGATGGGGAAGAGATTTGTGTTACGGCTGATGAAGCATGGGATGTAGAAGCTCAATCTCAAGCACACCATGATGCTTATATTTTAAGTTTAGAAAGAGGATATTTATAAAGTTGGATAGGTGAAAGTGATTTCGTATATTAAATCATATTAAAAAGGTAAAAAATAAAAATTATGAAAGGTAAATTAGTTTTTCACAAAGAGTTAGGTAGAGGTATTGTAGAGAATGTTTCACCTTCAGGGAGTTTAATTACAGTTAGGTTTAAACATTATGTCGAACAGGTAGTGCTAAGTGGTACATTACAAGTGTTAAATTAATTTAAAACAAGTTAATATATTATTGGCTACCCAATAAATAATTCGTATATTAAATCATATTAAAAAGGTAAAAATTAAGGTTATGTCAAAAGTAAAGTCAATCAAAGAGCAATTACAAGAGGGTAATATTAAATTCCACGTTGCGGGTCAAATCTTCTATTGTAAAGGTGAGGATGGTGAGTATGGAATGAACCCAAGAACATATAGAGTATCTGATGATGCAGGAGCAATTAATAGTTATTATGATGGGATGAATGTTTCCAAATGGGGTCCTACCTGTGTTACATTGTATACATTTAATATACTGGGGAAGAGATCAGTTGGGAAGATAAAATATTCAGACGTGACGATAGTGGGGAAGGTAAAATAACCCCCCATTAACTCCATTCGTACGTACGTGGTGATTACTTAGGGTAGTTGCCATATGTACAACATAAGTACCGCATAAATTAGTTGGGCGTACGTGCGTATATGGTATGGATAATGTATATAGCCCCGCGCGCGTTGGTGTCAATATACGCGGGCGTAGGGGGGAGATGGGTTGTGGGGTTTTCATATCGCTCGTACAATCCTTCCACATCGATGGGTATATACCTATATATAACATTTGGTAATTAAATTTCGAAATGGACAAAGGGATAAAAAGCCAAAGATACCAAAAAAGTTATCTCTAAAAAATTTTCGCCATCGACAAAAGTATATACAAAAAGGGTAGGATAAGCGAGGTAGTGTTCGTATAATCCAGTATAATAAGGAAAAAAATTAAGGTTATGAAAAGAGGATTCAAATTCCCACAAGGGGATAAATTAAGTAGAGATTTACAATTAGTATCATTTATTGTATTAGCAATAATTGCCATTGGTATGATTACATTGGCAGTGATGGATTTAATGCCTATCGGATGTTTATTAGCATTCATTCCAATGGGGTTAATGATGAAGAAAAATATTGAAATGTGGGAATTTTATAATGACATATTAATCCTCAGAAAAATTATGCGTAGTAAAGAATTCCGAAAAATTTACAAAGAGCAAGAAGAAGCAAATAAAACAACAAATAAATAAAAACAAATCAAGTTAAATTAAAGAGTTATGGCTAAGAAAAAATCAATGTACCGCAGGTTAGTAAACCCAAATGATGGAACAAAAATCATCACGTATGAGGGAAAATTACACAATTGGGAAGGACCAGCATTATTCCCACAAGGTGAGGAAAAAGGAGCAGAGTATTACCTATATGGAATTCAGTACACAAAGGAAGAGTGGAAAGCAGCAAAAAGCGACCACACAGGACTTCCATGGTATAAGAATCCGGGTTTAACAACACGATTTTAATATAACAGCGATGAGAAAGGGGACAAGAGTTCAAGTTTGGTATTTCGGTGAGTATTTTGAAGGTACTATCATTGAAGACAAGAAAGTAAAGTTAGACAGAGGTTTGATTTTGTCGGAACTCCCCCTCAAATCCAAAGCCCCAAAAGGCTCCCCATGGTACATAGTAAAACGTATTAAATAACCATTTAAACAAAGAACCAAGCATGTCAATCAAACAAATCACTATTGAAGAATCCAAGTCATACGTCCCTTTTGACCAAGATTTTGAAAATAACTCCCCTCAATACTTCACAATTTCCCCTTCAACCGACCCTAATTACCCAGGCGATAAAGGGTGGGAAGACGTAAGGTACTTCACCAAGGAGAATAAAAGCGTATACTCCAATAGAGATGGGGAGGGTGATAGCTGGGTTTATGTACTATCAAATCCATCCATCCCTGGACAATTAAAAATAGGCTCCACGTCAAAACAACCCGATGTAAGAGCAGCTCAAATAAGTCGGGGTAGTGGGGTTCCAACCGACTTTAAGGTTGAGTTTGCATTTTGGTGTTTTAACGCACTTGCCTGCGAGAGAGAGATCCATAAGTTACTAAAAGACTCTCGGGTATCCAAGCAAAGAGAATTCTTTGTTGTTACTTTACATGAAGCTTGTGAAGCTGTAAAGGAAATTGGCAAGAGGTATGTATAATTAACGTAACTCCCACTGGATTATTAACTAAATGTAGTATATACGTATAGAGGTAGGGGTGGGGTATTAGTGAAAGTGTTAGAGGGTTAAATAAATTTATAAGATTATGAAATATTCACATATATTACAACAAGAGATGAATGAGTTGGTTATGATGTACTCGGAACTTTCTTATATAAATGATGAACTTTGGGCTTATCACCCTAGTAATAAAGATTTTATTAATCCTATTAAGGCTTTTGATGATAATTTAATTGAGATGGCTAAAATTGAGCGTAAAATGAATGAATTAGAGCGCGAAATTAGAGATAACCAATAAAATACACTAAGATGGGTTTAGAAGATTTTTATCGCAGTTTATTTGGCAAGAATGATGAATTAGCCAAGATGGAAGAAGAAATTGAGATGTGGAAAGACACACCAAGATATAAAGTTGGTATGTATTTTAAGTTAGTTACTAATGGTTCTAAGTTAAGACGTCAAATTGTTAATATGTTTGAGGATGATAAGCGTGTTGATGTTGAAGATGCTGGTGAGTTTATTATGTACAATCGTGCCTGGTATTGGTTACAAGATTTTGACATTAAAAATGATGAATGGGTTGATGCTTTATCTCACTATGATAATGACCAATTATTTAAATCTCTTACCCAAACAATCCAATATTTTGAGGAATTAGAGGAATATGAAAAGTGTGGGAAATTATCTTCTATTAAGAATCTTTTAAAATAACTTGGTTCTTAAAGATACTTTTTATATCTTCAAAATAAGTAATAAGAAAATATGTTGATTAATAATATTTAACATAACATAATAAAGAAAATATCTAGGAAAAACTAGATATTAAAATAAAAAAACAAAATAATAAGAAACGTAGTTATAACGTAGGGATAACCCTAATAAAAGTAAATTAAATTAAAAGTTATGAATTTAAAACCTGAAGAATTAAAGGAAAATTGGGATGTGTTGTTGAACTATATCGACACTTACATCACTGGAGAGCGTAAGGAGAAATTATTGGATTTCTATAATAAATTTGAGGAACGTCTTGTTTTAATGCCTGCCGCTCATAAAAAGGAATATCATAATGCATTCCCAGGCGGATATGTTGAGCATGTTAATCGAGTTGTTCGTTGTTCTCTTAAACAATATGAGTTATGGAAAGAAGAAGGAGCGGATATTACTACTTTTACTATTGAGGAATTAGTTTTTTCTGCTATTAATCATGATTTAGGTAAGATGGGTAGTGCTGAACATGAATCATATATACCCCAGACTGATAAGTGGAGACGTGATAAATTAGGTGAAGATTATATGCACAATAAAGCTATTGCTTTTGCATCTGTTCCAGATAGAGGATTATTTCTTCTCCAGTCTCATGGTGTTCAATATACTTTTAATGAGATGGTTGCTATTCAGACGCACGATGGTTTATATGATGAGGCGAATAAAAAATATTTATTCTCATTTATGCCAGAGACGAAACCTCGTACATCACTCCCGTTTATCTTGCATCAAGCAGATTTAATGGCTGCTCGTATTGAATTTGAAAGAGAATGGTTACCTAAACTAAATGGGAAAAATTCCGTGGAGGACGCAAAGAAGGTTTTTACATTGGATAACAACACCAAAAAAACACCAACCAAAGATAAAGCTTTAAAAAGCGTCCAAAGTCAAGGTTTAAAAAATCTATTAGATAACATATGATAGTTGCCGTAATTGTATTAGGAGTTTTTGTTGTGGGTCTAGGATTCACAACAATAAACCTTCTCCGTAAAAATGAGAAGCAAGAAGACATTCTTATGGGTTATCTTCAATATTTGGATAAAATTTCCCAAATTATTGAATTCACAGATAAAAAATTGAAAGAAATCGATGCAAATGAAACTTTCAAATCTGATGATGAGGTTGGTTTTTTCTTTGAAGAATTACAAAGATTACAAACCATTCTAAATGAATTCAAGATAGAAAATCTTGAAAAATAACCAAACCCTATGCCTCCAAAGTCAAAAATTAACAGGAATTACTTTACTCAAGAAACAGAAGATGCTATACTCTTGTATAACAAAACTGAAAGTTCAAATCAACGTAGTAAAATATATTCCCAAGGAATTCATTACCCTTTTTTTAAATTAACCCAAAACATAATTCACACATTTAAGTTTTATAATACTGATGTTGAAGATTTGGAGCACTTACAACATGAGATTATTGTGTTTTTGTTGGGTAAAATGCATTTATATCACCATAGTAAAAGCATTGAAGATCGTTTACATAAAATTGTCAATAAAAAATACGATAATTGGTCATACGCATCTTATTTAGCTGATGATAGTGTTGAAAAACATGTTACTGAAAGAACTTTTAATAAATCATTTGAACTCAAATCTCAATATCCCCTTCATACCCAGGGAACATTTTTAGAATTTACAGGTAATTCAGATAAAATTACTTTAGAGCAAATTAGAGAATTTATTGCTCCTTACCTTTTGGTAGTAGATGAAGATTGTAAAAAAGAACTTAAGAGATTAACACCCCCAAAAGCATATTCATATTTTGGGACTATTGTTAAGAGATGGTTAATTAATTACAATAAAAAGAATTATAATAAAAAGATTAATTCTTCCCCTATAGAAGATTTACACCATTCTTTAAATTACTCTTATGGGTTAGAATCTCAAACCTCTTCAAATGATCAACTCTCAAATTTTATAGATGATTTTGTCGATCATGTTGATGTTAACATTTATAGTTATTTCCCAAAATCCAAAGATGCTCAAGTAGCAGACTCAATCTTGGAACTATTCAGAAAGAGAAATTCAATTGATGTTTTTAATAAAAAAGCACTTTATATATATCTTAGAGAACAGGGTGATTTTAAAACACAAAAAATAACTAAAATATCTAATTCATTGTATGAAATATTCAAAAATGAATATACCTTCTTTTTAGAAAATGGGTATACTAATTTTGAAAGTTTGTAGAGAACATATTTATAACCAAACATATCAATATGAGCAATCTAGATAAAAAGGTATTTGGTAAAAAGAAATTCTCTAATATACTTGAAGAGATATATTCTAATCAAAAGAAAAAAGAAGAACAAATTACAGCTCTTATCCAAGAGTTGAAACCTCTAATCAATGATATTGGGGATGCTACTTTAATAGTTCCACTTATTAAAGAATATATGGATTTAGGTATTAAGAATGATGAGCAGCTTATTAAAATGGCTACAATAATTCAACGTGCCTTAAACACAGGTAAAGAAAATGAAGATGACTTTGGTTTATCTGAAGATGAGAAAAAACAACTATTTACTGAGATAGAAAAATTTAACGATAAAACACCTAAAAAACTCCAATGATAAATAAATCAGGTTTATCAGGGATGGTTAAAAATCTAGGTTCCCCCTCATCAACAAACATACCTAAAAAAGGAGAATCCATATCTTCTACTTCTTTAGTCTCAGCTAGAGTTATTGATATAATATTGGATGAAAACCACCCTCTATTTAATGAATTTGGTGGATGGAGTAGTATTGGTACTATAATATATGAAGTAGAAAACTTAACAGCTGGTGGGCAAACCTCAGCTAAACCACTTTTTCCACAACAAAATTCCTTTCCCTTAGTTAATGAATTGGTAGTATTGATAGAATTACCTAGTAATAATATAGGTGCAGATTTAAGTTCTAAAGACTTTTATTATATAAATTCTATAAGTTTGTGGAATCACCCACACCATAATGCATACCCAAACCCTTTAAATAATTCACTTCCTCCATCTCAACAACAAGATTATCAACAGGTTGAAGGTGGTTCTGTTAGAAGAGTAACTGATGGTTCAACCGAGATTGATTTAAATAGCCCATCAAACCCAAGTCAGAATACATTTATAGAAAAAACAAATATCCACCCTCTATTATCATTCCCAGGAGATGTTTTATATGAAGGTAGATGGGGCAATAGTTTAAGATTTGGTTCAACAGCTAAATCTAATAGTGAATATTCTAATAATTGGTCATCTACAGGTAATAATGGTGATCCAATTGTTGTATTGAGAAATGGTCAATCAGAAAATACCTCAAATGAAGGGTGGGTACCAATTACAGAGGATATAAATACAGATTTATCTTCTATTTACTTAACTTCAACACAAAAACTCCCAATTGACAGGAATTGGGTTAATAGGTTTAATGTATTTTCTCCATCAAGTAAACCCATATCATTATCAACATTTTCACAACCTCAAATATTGTTAAATTCTGATAGAGTTGTATTAAATGCTAATAATGATAGTATATTAATTAGTGCTGAAAAATCTTTTAATGTATCTGTAGGAGGGTATTCAAATATAAATTCTGAAAATTTATACATTGATTCACAAAATGTTAGATTAGGTGATCAAAATGCAACAGAACCTTTATTATTAGGAGATACAACAATTGAATTATTTGACCAATTACTCCAAACCCTACTCAATTTAACCTCAGTATTAGAAAGTGATATGATATATCCTGGAGGTGTAGCAGCACCTAATGCTCCTTTAAATATAGTAGCTTCAAATACTAAACAAATAATTACCCAAATTCAATCTCAATTAGATAGTACTAAATCAAAGATAAGTAAAACTATATGACACAAGACCAACCATATACAATTTCAGGTATTGTTGTTGACCAACTATCTAATGAACCATTAATTGGTGTTGAAGTATCATATGATGGTAACTTAGTTCAAACTAATGTTAAAGGGGAATTTACATTGGTTGGAATAAAAACCTTAGAAGGGTTAATCCAATTATCAATTTCCACTCAAGATTATGTTCCTAAAAATGTAATCCCTTATACTGCAAATGGAGATATTAAAAAAGATATTGGGGTAATAAAACTTACACCTAACAAAACTAATTTAAATTTAGAAAAACTCAAGTCATCCCAACTAGGTAGAAATTCAATAGAAAGCCTAACATCAGATGATGCCTCTTCTTTACAACAAAAATCTTTAAACAACACCATAAATAAGTTAAAATCAATTTTAATACCTAGTATATTGGGTTTAATTTCTAAATTTGGTATAACTAATGCTATGGGTTATATTAATGGTGAGGTGAAAGATTTAATTTCATCATGTCCTGAAGACTTTAAAACTCTCCAAGACCTAATTAACACCAGAAATAAATTTGCTAAACAATTAAATAATTTATACAAAGTAGTTGATACTACTACTAAAGCTCTAGGACTAGTAAGTGGTGCTGTAACAGCCTTTTCAACCACGTATTCTGCATTAAAGTCACTACCTATTCCCACTCCACCAACTCCAACACCTTCACCTGTACCTGTAGTACAAGATCAAAAATCAACTCTCGATATTCAAATTAAAAAATTTAATACTATAAATAGTGGTATTTTACTTTCATTAGTTATTTTAAGAGATTCAATCCAACAGGCATTAGACCTCCTTCAGTTATTAGACCAATTAATTCAAAAATGTACTGATGATGCTGAATTGGATGAAATTAATGAAGAGTTAAGAGAAACAAATAAATCAAACCCACCACAAATAACACAAATAAATGGTTTCACAATGGGTACTGAAACTGAACCAACAACCGAAAATTTAAAACGTAAACGAGCTATAGCAAAAAACAATCAAGGGATTATATTACTCCGAGGAGAATACTCATTCTCTTCATCAGACCAAATATTAATTGATGAACTAGTGTTCTATATTAAAAACAATGATTTAAAAGCTAATTAATTAAATATTTATAACCGATATGAAAACAAGTAATTTTAAACAAATCGTAAAAGACGCAGTAAAGGAAGCAATTCAAGAAGAATTGAAAGAAATCCTTTTGGAAGCAGTTCGAGCACCTAAACAAGTAGTAGCAGAACATTCAATACCACCAGTTAATTTATCTTCTGCACCTACTAAAGTAACAGGTGATATGAGAAAAGAGTATATGAATGTTTTAGATGGGATGTCTATGACAAGTCAAGATGCTAAACCTACTTTCAAACCAAATGCAACTTCTGATCCTGTAAATGGTAGTTTACCTGATGGAGAAGTTGATATGAGTCAAATTATGGGATTAATGAATGCTAAATAATGGCCTTTAACCAACAACAAATATTTCCAATAGATTTAAACAGCAGTGCTGCTGTGGGGATTGATGTTCCTTTCAATGGTCCTGTAGCATTTAAATCCAACTATGTTACCAAAGATTCTATAAAATCTAACCTCATAAACTTCTTCCTAACCAACCCAGGAGAAAGACCATTGAATCCTTCTTTTGGTGGGGGTTTGAGAAATTTTATTTTTGAACAAATATCAAATGATACTACAGAATTCTTGACAGAAGATGTATCAACTAAAGTAGCAGTATTTTTCCCAAATGTTGAAATCCAAGATTTGAATGTTTTAAATAATCCTGATACTAATCAAATAACTATAAACTTTACTTATATAGTTAAAAACACTAATATACAAGACGAAATTAACATATCCTTTACCTAATGGCTACTATAAAACGTGATGTAAAATATTTAAACAGGGACTTTTCTGATTTTAGAGAAAGATTAATTCAATTCTCAAAAACTTATTTCCCTAATACTTACAATGATTTCTCTCCTGCATCCCCAGGAATGATGCTTATTGAACAATCATCTTATGTTGGTGATGTCTTAGGTTTTTATTTAGATAACCAATTTCAAGAAAATTTTATTCAATATGCTCAACAAACAAATAATGTTTATGAGTTAGCTTATATGTTGGGGTATAAACCAAAAACAACAGGTATAGCCCAAACAACTATTGATGTGTATCAACAACTCCCAGCTAAAGATGTTGGGGGTGTTATAGTTCCTGATTATGATTATGCTTTAACTATAAATGAAAATACAACAATTTCTTCTACAGCAGGTGGTGGTAATACATTTTTACTCCAAGATAAGGTTGATTTTTCTGTATCATCATCCCAAGACCCAACAGAAGTTTCAGTATATCAAATCTCAGGAAATACTCCTCAATACTATTTACTTAAAAAAAGTAGAAAAGCTATATCATCTACTATTCAAACACAAACATTTTCATTTACAAATCCAACACAATTCTCAACCATTGAGATTAATGCTTCAAATATTGTAAAAGTATTAGATGTTGTTGATTCTGATGGTAATATTTGGTATGAAGTAGATCATTTAGGTCAAGAAATGGTGTATCAGAAGACTAAAAATACAAATGTTAATGATCCAAATAATTTTGAAAATGAGGGAGAAGTACCTTATTTATTACAATTGAAAAAGGCACAAAGAAGATTTGCAACAAGATTTACATCAGATCAAACATTACAAATCCAATTTGGATCTGGTACATCTTCTGATAATGATGAAGAAATAATCCCAAATTCAAATAATGTTGGAATGGGGTTAACTTTTGAACAATCAAAACTAACATCTGCATATTCACCAACTAATTTCCTTTACACAGATACTTATGGTATTGCACCTTCAAATACAACTTTAACCATAAGATATCTAACAGGTGGTGGAGTTGGATCTAATGTTGATGCTAATACTTTAACTAACATTAATACTACCAATATTAATTTTAACCAAATTAACCTAAACCAAACAACAGCTAATTATATATTTGGATCAATATCCTCAAATAATTCAGATGCAGCTTCAGGTGGTAGAGGAGGTGATACTATAGAAGAAATAAGACAAAACACTTTAGCTGCAGTAGCATCTCAACAAAGATCTGTTACAGCAGATGATTATTTGGTTAGAGCTTTAAGTATGCCTTCTGAATATGGTGCTATATCTAAGGCATTTGTAGAACAACCTAAATTGACTGATGATCAAGTTTCAACTATAGAAACACTTAATTTATATTGTTTATCTAGAGATTCAAATGGAAAATTGACTCAACCCTCTTCCACCTTAAAACAAAATTTGAGAACTTATTTATCTCAAAATAGGATTATAGGAGATAATATAGAAATAAGAGATGCATTTGTAATCAATTTTTCAGTGGATTTTGAAATTATAGTTCTACCAGAATATAACAACAATGAAGTACTTTTAAATTGTATTAATACTCTCCAAGATCATTTTGATAGTAGTAAATGGCAAATCAACCAACCTATAATGTTGAGAGATCTTTACATCAACCTAGACAAAGTAAAAGGAGTTCAAACTATAAAAGATATAAAATTAACTAATAAAGCTGGTACAACTTCAGGATATTCTCAATATTCTTATGATTTTGATGGAGCAACTCAAAATCAAGTAATTTACCCTTCATTAGACCCAAGTATATTTGAACTTAAATTCCCACAAACTGATATTAAAGGTAAAGTAGTACCACTATAAAATAAAAAACAATGGCTATATATAAATTATTCCCATATAAGGATACAACATTATATTCTCAATACCCAAGTATGAGTGTTGGGTTAGATGCTATAAGTGAAGTTCACAATCAAATGGGTATCTCAGGTACTCCAGATGTGGCTAGATTTATAGCTCAATTTGATGATACTGAAATTCAAAATGTTGTAAATAATAAAATAGGAAATAAAGAATGGGATGTTAATTTTAGAAGTTTTATAGCAGATGCTACTGGAATATCAACTTCAACACTCCTTGAAGTTTACCCTCTAGCTCAAGATTGGAATAATGGAACTGGAGAATTTTTAGATAATCCTATTACAACAGATGGTTCAAGTTGGGGGTATATTAACCTTGATGATAATACTACTTGGAATATTGAAGGAACAATAGGAACTGAACATTTTACTAGTGATTGGGATGCACAATTTGCTCCTCAAGGTGGTGGGTGTTGGTTTGATTCTGGTTCAGGTGTCCCATCTTATAGATCTACACAATCCTTTAACCTAAGAAGTGATAAAGATTTAAATGTAGGAGTTAAAACTATAGTATCAGGATGGTATAGTGGTTCTATCCCAAATTATGGATTTATAACTAAATTAACTTCTAGTATTGAATTCACACCTTCATCTTCAGTTCAACCTACAATGAAATATTATAGTGTTGATACTAATACTATTTACCCTCCTCAATTAGAATTTAAATGGAGAGATTATACTTCATCAATAGCAGAAAATGATCCTAACATTGTTTCTAACCCTAATGTCAAAATGTCATTAGCAGAAAATCCAGGAGTATTTAATGCTGGGAGTATCAATAGATTTAGGTTAAATATTAGTCCAATGTATCCTGCTAGAACATTCCAAACTAGTTCATTTTACGTTAGTAAAAATTATCTTCCAACAGCATCATACTATGCTTTGAAAGATTTGGATACAAATGAATATGTTATAGATTTTGATACTCAATACACTCAAATTAGTGCTGATAATACAAGTAATTATTTTGATATTTATATGGATGGGTTGGAACCTGAAAGATATTATGAGATCTTAATTAAAACTACAATTGATGGATCTACTAGAACATATAATGACAATTATTACTTTAAAGTAAGCAACGGATGAGCGAAAAGATAGATTTAAATAAAACTGTTTATAATAAATCCCAATACGAAAAAACAATAGATACTAGTTTTTCCCAATTAGGAGTTAAAACAATTCAAGAACAATTGGATGAACAACCAACTGTTGAAGAATTCTTTGGATTATATAATGATCTTTTTTATACTATACCTGAAACTGGAACAACCAATTCACATGAATATCTAATCCAACAAAGTTCAGATTATATTGATTTTGATCAAAATAATTCTGAAATAGAAGCTCTCCAAAATGAAATTGCTCAACTTAGAACTGAACTATTGGATGCTCAAAAACAAATAGTTGAATTACAAACTGGAACTACCCTATAATAATGGCTGAAGTAACTCAAATAACACCTACAGAAATAACTACTCAAGTTTATAATCCACAAGATGTGGGGTTAGTACCTTCATTTGAAGTAAATACTAACTTAACTGAAGATAGTTACATTGAGTATAATGTATATGATTTAAATAATAATATACTATACACTGATTATTCTTTTAATTCCTATTCAGTAATAAATGATGGTCAATCATCTCTAAATGGTGAAATTTCCCAAATCCAAATCAACCCAGAAAATGATTTAATAAATGCTGGTTTTGATCAGGGTTCTTATAACTCATATTATAGCTTTTTAATTAATAAAGTTGGTAATTTTAATGATAAACTTTACATAACTGAAATTTCAAGTGATAGAACAGAGATTAGGTTAAGTAGTAATGTAATAGCAGATCAAGATTTAATTGATCAAGTTACAAATTTTATAGAAGAAAGAAATTCTAGTTCATACTTTGTTGATTTTCTAATAAACTTAGGAGATAATATTCAATTTATATCTAACAATATTCAGTTAGACTCTTCAGATCCTACCAACCCATCTGTTTTAATAAAATTGTATGAGCCTCTCCCAAATGAAGTAATTTTAAAAACTGAATTGTGGGTTGTAACTAAACTAGAAGATCCTTTAGCTTACAACATAGTATTTGAAAATGAACCAGTTGTAATTATTGATTCATCTGAACTTAAGGGTCCTAATTTTAATTTAGATTTAAAAGACAAAGTAAATAATTCAACACAAGAATTATCATATACTGATTTAATAACAACATCCCTTACAAGTTCAAGAAGTCAATTTAATAATTTATTAAATAAAAAAGAAATAGATATTAACATTGATTATACAGACTTTTCTGATTTTACTCATTTTAGTTCAGCTAAAACAAGGTTAGAAAATTTTTATTATAAAGTTGATTTAATTGAACAATATTCTTCTTCACTAAGTACTCTTGAATCTCAAATTACAGGTTCAACTTCATCCTCTATGGCTGTAAGTGAAAGTAAAGCTACTTTAGAGTCAAGAATAGATAATATTATAACAAATTTTGATGGTTATGATTATTATTTATATTATGATAGTGGTTCAACTTCATGGCCTAAAACAACAAGTACACCCCCATATAAATTAGCAACAACAGGGAGTTCTGAAGTTTTAGCTTGGTATCCTTCTATGTTGGTATCTGCTTCCAATCATGATGACTCAAATAAAGATTTATTAAAATATACTATTCCAGAATATTTAAGAGAAGATCCAGAAAATGCTCCATATGAAATTTTTGTTGATATGGTTGCCCAACATTATGATAATATTTGGATTTATTATAAAGATGTAACTCAAAAGTTTAATTCTGATAACAGATTAAATTATGGTGTTTCTAAGGATTTAGTTAGTGATGCTATTAGAGATTTTGGTGTTAAATTATATCAAAATAATTTCTCAAATGATGATTTATATTCTGCCTTCCTAGGATTAACTCCTGGTGGTAGTTCATTCCCATTTCCTAATATAACAGGTTCCTTACCAACCCCATCAGGATATGAATATGTTGATACTTTAATATCAGCATCAAATGATGTAGTGCCATTAAATGATGTTAATAAGTCGCTATACAAACGCTTATACCATAACATACCATACCTACTGAAAGCAAAAGGAACTATTCCTGGATTGCGCGCACTTATCACTTCATATGGTATTCCTGATACTATATTAAAAATTAGTGAGTTTGGAGGAAAAGATAAAGATAATACTAATGATTGGGATTATTACTACAATAAATTCAATTATAAATTTGATACTGAAGGAAGTAATACAATAACAACTCCATGGAATATTAATACAGATTGGAATTCAAATAATGATAGACCATCTGCTATTGAATTCAGATTTAAAACTGATGGAACTTTACCAACATCTGATAGTGATCAAACATTATGGAACTTAGAATCAAACCTTAAATTAACACTCCATTATACTGGATCAGGGTTAACAAGTGGATCATATAGTGGTTCAATAGCAGATCCTTATAACAAATATGCTAATTTAACCTTCTATCCAAACTCAACTGATTTAACAACCTCAGCAAGTGTTTATTTACCATTTTTTGATGGTGAGTGGTGGTCAGTTTTGATTAATAGTGGTAGCAATGGTTTTGAATTATATTCCAAAAATAAAACATATCAAGGTGATGATGGTACTACTATAGGTTTCCAATCTTCATCGTCCATTGTTCCCCCAACACATAGTTGGTCAACCTCTACCACTTCTACCTTTAATGGTCTGGGTGGAGAAGAATTTAATGGTTCATATCAAGAAATTAGATATTATACAAATGCAATAAGTGAAAGCGTATTTGATGATTATGTAATGAACCCACTTTCAAGTGAAGGTAATTCTCTAAACTCCTCTCCAAATGAATTAGTATTTAGAGCAAGTTTAGGAAGTGAATTAGATACTACAAATAACACATCAATCCACCCTAAAGTAACAGGGTCTTGGGAATCAACATCTTCATTTACTTCAAATAGTACTTATACATTCTCAACCACTCCAACTTACACTAAAAACACTGAATATATATTTTTAGATCAACCAATAGCAGGTATTAAAAATAGAGTTTCTGATAAAGTTAGAGTTGAAGGTAATGTAATGCCTAGTGGTGATGTTTTATCTCCAATTAGGAGAATATCTCAACAAACAGAAGCTAGTGCTAGTTATACTCCTAATACAAATCTACTTGAAGTAGCATTCTCACCACAAAATGAGATTAATGATGATATAATAAGCCAACTAGGGTATTTTAATATAGGAAATTATATAGGAGATCCTGCAGATAGAACTAACCCAAACCAATCATACCCAGAATTAGATAATCTAAGAAATGATTATTTCAAAAAATATATTAAGAATTACAATGTATATGATTTTGTAAGATTAATAAAATACTTTGACAATTCATTGTTTAAAATGATTAAGGATTTTGTTCCTGCTAGAACAAGTCTTGTTTCTGGTGTTGTAATTAAACAACATTTATTAGAACGTAATCGTTATAAACAACCTGCTATGTCTTTCAGCAATGAAATTTATAGTGGATCTATAAAACCTCAATGGAATGATTATGAAGGTGGAAAAGTTTACAATCCTTCTGGGGAGACTGGAGGTTCAGTTGGTACATTGAATGGTTTAACAAATAACCTAAATGTAACTCAAAGCTGGAGTGAATCTATTACAACACCATTAGGAGTAGTTTCTCAAGTTCATGATAATCAAGATGAATTCTATAATGGAGAACTTAGTGGATCTAAAATAATAGTTACCAATCAAGACCTAAATTCAGAATGTGAAGAGTTTAAAAATATAAACCCTCAAGGATTTGAAGTAAATGGAGTTAGGATGTATAGTGGAAGTACATATACTTTTAATAGCTTTATATCAAATGATAATGACCCAACAGAAGGGTATATTTCAATTTGGTATCAAGAAGCAGGTTCCCCATCACTCCCTCCATTCCCTTCAACAGGAAATTAATTTTGGGATTATTTATTAGTATAACATAAGAATATGGCTGAAGGAGTAAAATATATAAAAATATCTAAAAAGGATAAAAATGGAGTTGATAAAACCCCAACCTTACAATCTCTTACTGAATTAACTATTCCTTATAGTACAGGAAATGTTAGGTATGATATTTTAGATATTGTTGAAAAACCAACATTTTTCTTATATAGAGTAGACAATCCTGGTATTGAATTTAACGATCATGCTGAAATACAATATAATTTCACAGGTTCAGTTGATAGCACCCAATTATATTACTCAGAAAAACCAACATCTAAATTTACTACTTTAGTTCCTTTAACTGCTAGTTTTGGAGATCAATCCCACTTTTTAGATAATTCAACAGGATATTATAAGCAACTTACATACCCACATAAAGATGTTACTCTCAAAGTAAGTGGTACATTTTCAGTGTTAGCTGGAGGAGATAATGCTCAAGTTGGAATTTATAAATTAGAAAGTGATGGTTCAATTACTGAATTATATCTTTACCCTGGTTTCTTTACTGCTGGAGCAACTCCATCAATTAACATTTCAGTAGCAGTAACTGCTTCCCTCCCAGGTGATGTGTATGCTTTTGGAATAAATGGTGGTACAGCAAATTCAACTTATACCACTTGTTCTTTAACTAATTTAGAATTTTTCACAACTTCAACACCTGCAACCGGTCCTTCTTTTAATACAGTCCCTGAACCTTACTTCTCATCTGATTTTAGTAGAGCTTTAGATTGTCAACCAACTCTAAACAATGCTGTAGAGCCTAGAACAGGACACTTACATCAAGATATTGATTACAACTCTGGAGCAATTACTCCAACTAACTTTGATTTATTAATAAGTGGTAGTGCTTTAAATGCAGCAGTTCAAGACTCAAATTATACTCTACTTAGACATACAAATCCTAGGTATAATGGTTCAAGGTCAACATCTCAAAAAATAAATGAATGGACTGAAGGTGATGTTGGAACATTTGGTAAAGTCCCATCAGTTGAATCATTAAAAACCTATGTTGCTTTTTGTGACTGGGTTGGAGGTACTACTCCTGAATTAACAAATGCCTCTGGTGCTCATATTAAGTATTTAATAGATGAAAATGGAGATATACTTGATCCAAATACTAATGAATTTTCATTAATTGCGGCTCAAGGTACTTTTTTACCAAAAGAAACATCAAGAATAAAATGGGATCTACCAGGAGTAAGTGATACTAGAAAAATTATTAGAGGTGGTTCAACAATAAGAACAATAATTTATAACCAATTAGGACACCCAACTTCAACTCCCTCAATGAGTTTTACTTCTTCAATTAATTTTGAGAATTTATTAGATAATGGGGCTACATCAACTAATGACTATCAAGCAGTATTAAGGAAAACTGCAGATCAAGTAGTAACATCTGCTATAGGTTGGGTAAAAATTGACTTCCCTATAGTATTAACAGAAGGTGCAGATATTGACTCTGGTCATGTAGGTACTGGTTTAGACACATATGAAATTTCTGCTGGGGATGGAGAAAACCAAACTTTAGTTTTTAAATCTACTATAAAATCAATAAATCTAACAAGTAATGAAAAAGGTGGAAATGCTATTAGATTATATAATTCTACTACAGGAGAGCAAGTTGGAACAGAAGTTTATTTAAATGGTGATGGGTTTGTAGGAAATTTAGAAATTACCACTACTGAAATAGAAATCCCAGTATTGCCTATTAATTTAACTGAGGGTCATGTTTATGAGCTTCAATTTAAGACTACTTTACCTTCAATGTTAATTTATAAGAATGCTGAATTTACAATTGAACAAATACCTTCTCCTAGTGGTAATCCTACAGAGGTTTCAACTAACACTCTCCTCAACCTCTCTTCTAACCAAACCACCCACCCAGGTATTTACATAACTGATACTAAATTTTTATCATATTATGGTTCTCCCCACACTAAACAAACTTTTATAGAAGACTCAGGATTTAACAAATCAGATTTAAGTTTAGAATTTCAACCTGGAGATGAAATAAGATTTGAAGGGGATGAGGAGAAAGTTTTTATGATTGAAAAAGCAGAAATTTTATTAGATTTCCCTGATACATCAGGTACATCTACACTTTATCTACAAACTGATAAAGAAATTGATGCGACATCTATAAACCTACGTCAATTTGTAATTAGAAGATTTATTGATGATCCTAGTATAATCCTATTTGAAGGGTCTAAACCTCCCAATTCAGTAGGTCCATATATTTTTACCCCTCAATTTGTATCTTCTAAATTAGATAGTAACATAAACCAATACCTTACAGATCTTACACAAAAGGGTTTGATCTAGCAATATTTATTAGTATAATATATTTATAACAAAATTAAAACATGGGATATTTAAATAACCAAGTACTAACCGTTGATGCAATCCTTACCAAAAAAGGTAGAGAATTACTAGCTAAAAACGATGGTTCTTTTAGAATTACTCAATTTTCATTAGCAGATGATGAAATTGATTACACTCTATACAATCCAACACACCCCTCAGGATCTGCTTATTATGGAGAAGCAATTGATAACATGCCACTTTTAGAAGCATTCCCTGATGAATCACAAATCATGAAGTATAAATTAGCTACTCTACCACGTGGAACAGCTAAACTCCCAGTTCTTGATTTAGGATACTCAGCAATTACATTAAAACAAGGAGCATCTATAGCAATTACTCCTCAAACATTGAATTATTTAGGAAATGCTCAAGCATTTGAAACTTCTGGATACTCAGCAACTGTTTCTGATATCCGTTTATTCAATACATTTAATGGGGTAGGTATTAATACTGATGCTGCTAATAGTGCTAATGCAACTTCAACAACAACATTAGGAACAAATGTATCTGCAACTGTAATTGGTACTCAAATTAACTTAAGAGCTACAACAATTAATACATTATTTGGATCTAATTCAGCTATTTCAACTACAATTACAATTGTAGGGTTAGATAGTGGAGCTAGAATCACTATCCCAGTTACTATAACAAAAACAACATAAAAATCATAATAAATGAGCTTTAAAAGATTAGACGCTGATGATTTTGTAGTAAGTAGTGATGCAATCACTTCTACACTTTGGTCTACAGATTCCCCAACATTAACTGAGTTTTATACCTCCTCAGTACAGCAAGCAGGTACATCTGGAGATTTTTACCTATCAGTTTACCAGACATCATCGATAGAAACAACAGCACTTGTTCAATTTGATATAGCATATGCTGATGCGGGTGGTAGTGGAAGTACTGCGTATAACACCGCTGTTCCTGCTAATACTCCTTCTAAATCAACATACGGACAATACAGAGCCCTAGTTTTAGAAGATGAAAATGCATCATTCTCTTTTGGTTCAGATACCAATGTAATAACAGGATCAAACTTTTGGGTATTATCAGTTGAAAGAGCTAGATATAAAGAATCTTTATTCCCAGGATCTTTAAATCTAAACATTTCAGGTTCAGGAGGTATTGTTGAATTAACAGATAATTCTAATGATGTATCAGTAAATACTTTTATTGGTTCTACTAGAGTATTCCAACTTGTATCTGGATCAAATGGTTCAGCTATAGCAGGTGGAGGAATGGTAGCAAATTCTGGATCATATGGTTTAGTATTCCCTGAATTAGGAACTATTTTATTAAACCCAGATGCTATTGCAGCATCAACAGGGGTTGAAGCTGATAGAACAATTGGTTTAGCTAATGGTACTAATAACTCAACACTATATGATGCTATTACTTTAGGTGAAAGCTTCAGACTAAACTCTCAAGAAACAATCACATCTGATTATATATTCCTTAGAGCAAGAAATTCAGAATTTAACTACACAGAAAATCCAACATTTATCTCAGGGTCAAACGGAGAAATTATATACACAGATTTTATAAACAACCCACAAACATACATTACAACAGCTGGAATGTATAATGATTCAAATGAATTATTAGCTGTAGCTAAGCTATCAAGACCTTTAGTTAAAGATTTTACTAAGGAAGCTTTAGTTAGAGTTAAACTAGACTTTTAAGATGGATGAGTGTTTACAAACCATTTACAACATCTGATATTATAGTATCACCCTTTAAGGTAAACAAAACGTTTGCCTTTAATGGTACTAATCTTCTTACCCGCTCAGGAATTGATATATTTGAGGGAGAAAACACAAACCCTAATATATGGGTTTCAGGTTCATCTACTACAGGGAATATATCAATACAAGATAAATTTTTAGTATATAGATCAATTAGAGAACTATATTACTATAATTACCTCACTGATGATGATGGCTCCCCAGCTAATACTGCCTCATTTAATGATGATGGTACTATAACAGGTGAGTTATATACTCCAAATGCTTATAATTATCTCCCAAACACACTTTTAGCTGATAGATACTTCCCTACAGGTTCAGGAGAAATTATAGGTGTTATTTCAATCCCATCTAATAAATTTGGTGAATCTATTAAACCTGGTAGTTTTTATTTAGCTGCTAATGGTAGTGATGAATTGAATAATTTAGTAGAAGATAAAGAGATAGCTGAATATTTTGATAATTTAGCTTTAACAACAACTGTTTTACATGATGATGGTGAAGGTAATTTACTATCTGGAAGTTTAAAAGTTGGTGATGTAATATACTCCCATGGTATTGTAACATTAACTAATGATGGAATACCTGGTCAAGATGGTTATGGTTACATAACTTATGAAGGTGGAACATATGGAGCTGGTGATTCGTCATTTATTAGAGATTTCATCACAAACCCAAATCTAGCATGTTCATTTAATAGTTCAGTTACTTTGTATGAGTCTCAATATAAATGTACTCTCAGAGAAAATGAATTTAATTTTAGTCAAAATCAAACCCAAATATCAGGAAGTTCAAATAGTGGTGTTTTATCATCATTTGCTACAGGTTCTGATTTCTCCCCTTACGTAACAACAGTTGGGTTATATAATAATAATAAAGAGTTATTAGCTGTAGCTAAATTAGCACAGCCACTTAGAGTATCAACAACTACTGATACTTCTATAATGATAAATTTAGATTTATAATCTATGAATTGGACATACGAAAACAACCCTATAACGGAAATCACTGACTTTCCTGAAAATACACATGGTTTTATTTATCTTGTAACACATACCCCAACAGGTAGAAAATATCTTGGGAAAAAATCACTCCAAAGTGTTAGAAATATAAAATTAGGTAAAAAAGAATTAAACATTCTTAAAGAAGAAAGAAAGTCTCAAGGGTTGAGAGGTGCAACACCTAAGAAAAAACAAGTTATTAAAGAATCTGATTGGAAAACTTACTATGGCTCACAAACAGAAATAAAAAAATTAGTAAAAGAAGGTAAAAAAGAAGATTTCAAACGTGAAATACTAATGTTTGTTGAATCAAAAAAACTCCTAACTTACTATGAATGTAAATTTTTATTTGAATACGGAGTATTAGAATCTTCCTCATCCCCTTACATTAATGATAACATTTTAGGAAAGTTCTTTAGAAAAGACTTTGATTCCTGATATAGATTCATTATATTCCCCACATGATAAATGAACTTCTAGTAGATCTAGCAGATAGAGTCCTTGGGAAGGGTAAACGTACATCAAGAGGTAACCAATCTTACCATTGCCCCTTATGTAACCACCACAAACCCAAGTTAGAAATCAACTTTACTGAAAATAAAAAAGGGAATAACCCTTGGCATTGTTGGGTTTGTGATCAAAGAGGTTTAAAGTTAAGTACACTATTTAAAAAAATAAAAGCTTCATCTAACCACCTATCTGAATTAAAAAAACTAGTAAAATCTGGAGAATGGATCAAAGAAGAGACATACTATGCTTCATCTGTTGATTTACCTAAAGAATATTTGCCTATATTAGATAATACTAATATATTAGCAAGACATGCCTTAGCATATCTAAAAAATAGAAATTTGACTGAAGAGGACATATTAAAATATAATATTGGTTATTGTGAGTATGGTCCTTATAAAGACATGCTCATCATCCCATCTTATGACACTTCAGGCAATCTAAATTATTTTACAGCTCGTTCATTTAAAAAAGACTCTTATATAAAATATAAAAACCCAGATGTATCAAGGGATATTGTCCCATTTGAAAATATGGTAAATTGGGATTTACCCATTATACTATGTGAAGGGCCATTTGATGCTATGGCTATTAAAAGAAATGCTATCCCACTTTTAGGGAAAAACATACAATCAAGTTTAATGAAGAAACTTGTACTATCTAAAGTAAACAAAGTATACATAGCATTAGACCAAGATGCTATGAAACAAGCACTAAACCATAGTGAGACACTATTAAATCAAGGTAAAGAAGTTTATTTGGTTGAACTTCAGGGGAAAGACCCTAGCGAAATTGGATTTACAAAATTTACAGAATTAATCCAAAAAGTATCTCCATTAAATCAATTTAAATTGATGGAGAAAAAATTATCTTTAATATGAAGAAAAAACACCTAAAAACCTCGTACAATCGAATTTTAGAAGTATCAGCAGATGCTAAACAAATCACAATGCCAGATTCTCGTTACTATCAACGTAATGGAGAATTTTATCCATCAATTACATATGTTTTAGGAGCTTATCCTAAAGGTAAGTTTTTTGAAGATTGGCTTAAAAAAGTAGGTTATGCCTCTGAACACATTGTTCGAAAAGCAGCTGACCAAGGAACTCAAACTCATGAAATGATTGAAGATTACCTAAATGGTAAGGAATTAAATTTCCTATCCCCATCAGGTTACCCTCAATATGATCCATTAGTATGGCAAATGTTCTTACGTTTTGTTGATTTCTGGGAAGAGTATAACCCAAAATTAATTGAAGCTGAAGTACACTTATTCTCAGATGAGATTAAAGTAGCAGGTACTTGTGATATGGTATGTGAAATTGAAATCAATGGTAAAACAGAACTATGGATTATTGATTTTAAAACATCAAACCACCTCCAAACAATTTATGACTTACAAACTGCCATTTATGGTAAATGTTATGAGGAATGTTTTGGTATTAAACCTGATAGATATGGTGTA